AGCTGGGATGGAAGTCTGAAAAAATTTTTGCATGATTTGGAAAAGGAGATATTGGTCCATTTCGGAAATGATCATGTAATGTTTTTAGACGTTCTTTTGGACCAGTGGGGAACCATAATAGGTTCGATGTATGATTCAGACAATAATAGTTTGAGGGCAGTTTTGGACTGTAGTAGATGCAGTGGGGACCCTTGGACAAGTTTAATGAATAACATCTTGAATCAAATCATCACTATGTGGACGAGGAAAATTAGTTTTGATGACCACTACAAAATAGTGACTTCAGGCGATGACAACTTTAATGGACACGAATCTGATATTGACAAGCAAGAGGTTTTAAGAAGGTATAGTGGCATAGGCATGAGTTGTGAACTCATTCAGTGGAATAGTCCTACAGAATTGGAATTTTGTAGTGGATGTTTCTATCCAACTGATGATGGTAGTTTTGTTTTTGGAAGCTCTATGCCCAAACAATTGGTAAAATTCGGGGTTGACTTTAAGGGTCTAAGTGATAGCAAGAAAAGAAGATGGTTATATAGTAATGCAAAGAGCCAACTTCCTCTCAGTGGCCATGTTCCTATTTTGGGTGCATTAATGAGAGCTATTGCTGATGATGGTGACAATTTAGGTTTGAAGAGAATGACTTTAGGAAATTCGTCTTTGAATCCAGAGAGAGCAACTGGTGTTTGCACATATCCTGATATGTCGACTTACGAATTTTGTGCAGAGTTGTGGAAAATACCTGTTGAGGTCATCTTGGATATGGAGGAGTGGCTGGATTGCAATGTTAGAATTAGTGATTGTCCTTATATGGTTGCGCATCCAGAGTTATTGAATGTAGTGTATGATACTTATGGTTACAATGAATGCCATAGAATTGTTCCTAAATACTCAGATTATGATATGTACACAGTTATAGTACCTCGTGTGGAGGAGGCTATGAAATTGAGGGGAGTAGATAATATTTTCCAGGCGGCTGCTTCTGGTTGGCAATTTGGGCTAGAGGAAAATATGGAAAACGGAACTAGTGGGCACGAATTTTTGCATTCAATGTTTTCTTCTGTATCCTATGTCAATTTTGAATGGGGAGTGGGGTTGCACGCTGTTTATAATAAAGGGGCATGGAAATATGGATATGTTCCAGCAGCTAGAAAGAAGAAGAAGGTGG